GCCACGCGTGGCCTGCAGGGCCTCCATCGCCAGGCGCTTGTCCACCTCGGTGTCGTCGTCGTCCCCGAAACCGTCCAGTCCGTCCTCGCCTTTATTCGCCATCCCTTGCCGCCTTTCTTGCTGCCGCGTTGGCCTTATACCTTGCCCGCTTTTCCCGCTGCGCGTCGTCGTACAGTTTGCGCTTGGCGTCCAGCATTTTCCTGGCATCGCGCCACCGCTTGTTGTCGCCCACGTCGATCTCGCCGGTCCAGCCTGGGCCGCTGGCCATCATGAACGCCTTGTTCAGGCGCCCGTTGGTGTCCTCGCGCCCCTCGCGATTGTAGAACGTGAAATCGATCTTGGGCAGGTCGGGCATGCGCGCGAACGCCGTGGGGTCCGTTTTCCAGGTGCGCACCATGTTGTCCGCCGTTTCCTGGGTGATCAGGCCGGACGCCACGTGGGGCTTGTTGAACCGCACCAGCATGTCCACGCCATCGCGCACGGCCTCGCGGTTCATCTTGAAACCCACCTTGGCCCAGTTGTACTGGCCCACCCACGCCGGGGACACCCGGACGCGCTTCACGCCCAGGCGCTCGTAGTTCTCGAACATGTTGGTGATCATCCAGTTGCCGTGGAACTTGCCCTGGTAGGGTTTTTCCAGGGCCAGGAACCCGTGATAAATCTCCACCTCGCCCTTGCTGTTTCTGGACAGGTTCCGGGAAATGGTGCCGATCACCTTGCCGGATCGGTTGCTTACGATCTCGCCGCCCAGGGACATGCTGTCCTTGCCGCCGCTGGCGCTGGTGATCCGTACACGGTGCCCTGGTGGGGCCTGGAATGTTTTCATCACGTCCTTGCGGGACATGCCCATGCCCTCGGCGCCTCGGTCGAACCCGTCCCGGTGATGTTTGCCCACGTCCATGCGGACGCGCTTCAGCTTGTCGTACTCGCGATCCTGTTCCACCTCGCGGGCCGCCTTGGCCGCGCGCTCCTGGGCCAGGGCCTCCTGGCGCACCCGGTCCCGCTCCATCGCTCGGGCATGGGCCAGCCGGTCCCGCTCCTTGGACTCGCGCCGCTGCCTGGCCTCGGCCTCGCGCTCCTGGGCTGCCAGGGCGTTGCGCCTGGCCGTGTCGCCTCGTCGTTCCGCCCGCATGTCCTCGGCGGTCATGCCGCGCACCTTGGCCTCCACAGCTCGCCGCCTGCTGCGCCACTCGCTGGGGGTTTCGCCCTGGCGTTGGGGGTTGGCTGCGCGGATCCGCTGCCTGGCCTGGGCCAGCTCGGCCTGCTGGTAGGTGGTGCTCCATCGGGCCTGGTTCTCGTATGCCTCGGGGGACTGCTGCCGGTTCACCAGGCGCTGGGTGGGTGGTGGCAGGATCTGGTCCCGCTCCTGGGCACGCCTGGCCTGGATGTTCCGCCTGCCCTCCTCGCGCACTTGGCGCTGGGCTGCCAGGGCTTGCTCGCGCAGCTCGGGGCCGCTCGCCTGGGCCGCTGCCCTGGGTGGCTTTTTCACGCCGGTGCCCGGTGGCTTTTCGGGCACGAACTCGCGGGTTTTCGCCTCGCCCTTGATGTCCCCCCACTCGGGTGACCAGGCCACCACGGTGCACCTACAATTCGGGTGTGCCGGTGGGTGGTCGAACCCGCCAGGGAACTGCTGATCGTGCTCCACGTACACGCGGTCCAGGCCGTTGCATGTCGCGCACAGCCGCCGGTCCAGGCTGCTGTCCCACCGCTTGCCGAACGGTTTTTCGTCCTCGTCCAGGTCGCTGTTCAGCTCGTCGATGGCCGCCACGTGCTGGGTGTTGTACGCGTTGATCGTTTCCGTGCGCACCAGTCGTTCGCCCCAGTGCCTGTACCGCTTGAACAGCCCCTCGCTGATGTTCTCCACGATGGCGCCCGGGTCGCCCTTCACGCCGCGCAGGGCCACCATGCCCCTGGGTCCGCCCAGGCGCTGCAGCCGGTTGGTCATTTGGTGGAATGTTTCGCCCCTGGCCAGGCCCACCGCGAACTGGGATCGCAGGTCGTCCCGCATGTTTTTGGTGTAGCGTGCCGCGCTCGTCCTGAACCTGGGGATCAGCTCCTTGCGCCCGGTGGCGATCACGCCCGCCGTGTCGATCTGGGTGGGCATCATGCCCAGCTGTCCCGGGCCGCCGAATATCTGGCCCATGCGCGCCAGCTCGAACTCCAGGTGGCGCGCTGCCAGGTGGCCCGCACCTTCCCCCATGTCCTCTAGCAGGCCGGCCAGTCGGGGTTCGATCTTGGTGATCTCCTCCATGGCGCGCTCGATGGACACCATGGCGCGCCGGTGTTCCTGGGCCGTGTACCGCTTGTCCCCGTCCTTCACGTTGGCCAGCCAGGACTTCATGGACTCGCGCAGCTCCTTGCGGGCCTCCTGCAGCACGGGCATCAGGGCGCGCATGGTTTCCTCGTCCATTTTGCCCACGTCCCCAGCCAGGGATCGCAGCATGCCCTTGACTCGCCCCTGTTGGGTCGGGGTCGGGTGCGGGGGCGCGTCCCAGCCCGGGGGGCGATAGTAGCCCGGTGGGAACAGGCTGGGCATGGCTTACGCTGGATCGTACTGGGCTGTGAAATCGGCGTCGGGCATGACAATGCAGCCCATGGACCCGGTGTACACCACCCAGTCCGTGTCCGTGATCTCGCCCTCCAGCCCATTGGCCAGGGTGATGAAATACTGGCCGCCAGTCTGATGGACCTCGGGGGGCCAGGTGCCTGCCACGATGAACTGTTCGGCCTGGATCGTTGGTGGTTTTCTGCTGTAGTTGCCCATTTATCGTTTGCCCCTGCTGTCGAACATCGTTCGCCCGCGCTGTCCGCCCTTCACTGGCTGCCCGTTGGCCGCCGCGCGCTTCACCTCGCGCTCGTCCTCGGCGTCCTCGAACTCGTCGTCGTCGTCGTCGTCGTCCACCTGGCCGCCTTGGGCCATCGTGGCCAGGGCCATCGCGCCGGCCTCCATCATGGTGTCCTCGGCCGTGATCGACTCCTCCAGCTCCTCGCGGATCTCCTGCAGCTCGTCCTCGGTCAGCTCGTCGCCCATCACGGTTTTGTAGGTCCGCAGCAGGTACGCCTTTTTGAACGTGGCGGACTTGATGGGCACGCCGTTCAGCAGCTCCACCGCCTCGGCCACTGCGCCGGCCACGTCGGTGCTGTCGAACGACTCGGCGCCGGACACGCGTGGGTCCAGCTCGCCCTTGACGTAGCCCACCAGCTCCACCATGTCCCGCATGGCATCGCGCAGGTACTTGCCCAGGGCCAGCAGGATCACCGTGGTGGCGTTTTTGTCCTGGGCCTTGGACTCGCCGCTGCGCCGGATCTGGGCGCTGCCCATGTCCACGGACAGGGACATGACGAACATCACCCGGTGCATTTCCCGCATGATCTGGTCGCAGCTCGCGCGCGCCTCGGCGAACGGGCTGGCGTCGGGTCCGATGAACTCGGCCCGGTCCTGGTGTCCCCGCAGCTGGCTGTACCCTTGGCCACGGATCTGGGCCACCGCTCGGTCCGGGTCGCCCTGGGCGTCGGACACGGGCTGCATGCTGGTGCCCTCCTCGGGGGCCATGAACTCGTACAGGATTTTGAACAGGGACTTATACTCGGCCCACGCCTGGGCGTTGCGCTTGTTGAAATGTTCGCGCGCCAGGGACTCCAGCTTGCCCATGGCCCACAGCCCCTCGGGCAGCTTCATGCGGATCAGGGGCACCTTGGTGAACGCGTGCAGGCCCTCGTCCAGTCGGGGGACGGGGGTTTCAGGCTTGGGCGGTTCCTTGGGGTCGTAGGTGATCTGGTATCGCGTCCAGCCCAGGCGGTCGTAGTACGTGAATGTTTTGGTGACGTTCCGCCGGGCCTCGGACAGGCCGGGCCGCCGCAGCTCGGTGTCGCAGATCAGGGCCCACTCCAGCTCGCCGTTCTGGTCGTCCTGCCAGTCGATCACGTACTCGGGATCGATGGCGATGGCGTAGGGGTCCAGCAGGCCGGCCTTTTCCTGGGCCAGCAGGCTGTCGGGGGCGTCCTCCACGTACTCCTCGGGGGTTTGGGGCAGGTCGATCAACGTCCAGCTGCAGCGTGTGATCAGGGCCTCGCGCACCTGGTCCACCAGTAGCTGCTGGCAGGACTGGCGCTTGCCGCCCTGGGGGGACACGTCCTCCAGGAACTCGGACCACCACTCGGGCAGGGCCTCGTCCGTGTTCTCGCCCTCGGCGTCCTGGGCCTGGATGGACACGGGGTCCGCAGCCAGGCCGGCCACCAGGTGATCGATGATCGCCCCAGCATAGGGGAAATAATGCGCGCGCTTTTTGCGCTCCTTGTACACCTCGCCGTCCTCGCCACGGTGGGCAGGCAGCAGGCGGTTCATCAGCTTGTCGTTGCGCAGTAGCTTGGGGCCGCCCGCGTACAGGGCGCGGACCTCCTCCCACAGCTCGGCGTCGTAGTCGGGATGGCGCAGCAGGAACGTGGACCAGGGCAGGCTGCTGGCGCTCGCCTGGCGTTCCGTTCGCCCGCTCGCATAGGCCGCAGCCTTCAGGGCCTGGCGCTCCTCGTACACGGACACGCCCTCCTTGAATGGCCCCATGTCCCGGTCGTCGTTGGTCTGCAGGCCCTCGTCGGGCATCATGATGGCCATGGGTTACTCCTTGGCCTTGGACTTGGCCTTGCGTTTCCTGGGTGCTGGTGCCGGCGTCACGTCCGTCACGTCGAAATCGGGGGCCGGGGTTGGCATCGGCGCCACCACCACAGGTTCCACAGGTGCCACGGGTTCGGGCTGGCTGGGCTGGGGTGGTGGGGTCGGCGCTTGATCTTGGTTTGCTTGGATGCCCACCCGCTGGGTGGTCACCACTCGCAGGGCCGGGGCCGCTGGTCCTGCTATGTTCACAGCTTCACGGGGTGGCCGGCGCTTCATGGCGTCACCCTATCACAACGGCCGCCTGTGGGAACACCACCCACGCGCGCCTCGGTCCGCGCTCGTACACGCGTTCCAGGTCGCGCGCGCAGCAGGCGCACAGGGTTGCGCGGGCCGCCCGTTCGGGGGCCTGGTTGTATTCAATGGCAGCGCGCAGGTGTGCCCGCCACCGTTCGTTTGGAACATTGCAGATCACTGGGGCACCTCACGGGCACAATTCTGGCCCCTCGGTGTGACGTTTGCAAGTAGATCCGCAGGTGTACGCCAGGGTGCGCCCCTGGGTCACCCGAATGGCAGCTGGCGGTTCCGCAGGGTGCCGCGCTTGCGGGCAGGTTTGGCCGAAAATAGCGTGTTCCACCCGTGGGACAGGGTGTCGATCCGGTCGTCCACCTTGGCCCTTGGGCTGAAATCCGTCACCTCGGCGATCAGGGGTGCAGCCCATGGCCGATCAATGGGGACGTGCAGCCGCCCCTCGTTCCAGGCGCTCGCCGCGTTCTGGGCGCGCAGCCACTTGTCGCCCATCGGGATGATCTCCAGCACCTTCAGGCTGGGGTCCTCGGCGCGCAGCATTTGGGGCACGGCCTTGAACCCGGCCACCGCCTCCACGCCCACCGCCACGCCCCACCATTGGGTCTGGAAATGCTTCAGGGTTTTCACCAGGGCCGGGGTTTCCACCTGGCCCCTGAACTCGTCCAGGATCCACGCCTCCATGTCCTCGCCCCAGCCCTTGGCCGCCAGCACGTGGATCACGGAATGGTCCGCGCTGGTTTTCTCGCTGGCCGCAGGGTCACAGATGATCAGGGCGCGGTGGCCATCCAGCACGAACTTGTCGGCCTCGAACCTGGCGGGGTAGTCGTTGAACAGCTGGGCGTCCTTGGACACGGGGGCCTGCTGGTACAGGCTGCTGAACCCGTAGTTGCCCATGATGGACCTGATCCCGTGTAGCTTTTTGGCGGGGAACCGCTCGGGCCACAGGGCAGCCCCAGGTTCCCGCCCGATGGGATC